GATGGAACGATGGATCAGGACCAAGCGGTGGAGAGAGCGAGATACTATCTCAATCTCCGAGGGTCAGCCAAATCTTTTGATTTGTCTGCCGCCACTGATCGGTTACCTGTAGTAATACAGGCTTTCCTGATAAATCGATTCATACCAGGCTACGGCCAAGTTTGGGCCGAGTTCCTGGTGCAAAGAGCCTACCAGTATTGTTCACGGGCTTCGGGTGTTACCAAAGCCGTGCACTATGCTGTAGGTCAGCCAATGGGTGCATTGTCCTCTTGGGCAATGCTCGCACTGACACACCACTTTATCGTGCAATTCGCTGCTCTCAAGTCCGGCTATCGCGGATGGTTTCCATATTATGTCGTACTTGGTGATGATATCGTTATCTTTGATGACGATGTTGCTACCGAGTACCGGCATATAATGAGCGATCTCGGGGTAGAAATCGGTTTGGCGAAGTCATTGGACTCTTTGGAGTACTTTGAGTTTGCTAAACGGTTCTGCCATAAGACCGGGACCGTTCCTGTTGTCTCCTTCAGAGAGTTGGATGTGTCTGTTCATTCCTTAGATGGAATGGTGCAGATGCTCCACCGACTGCGAGGATTCAATTGGAAACTATCCACGGTGCTCAAATTGAAAGGGTGGGGATTCCGAGCCTTAGGGTCATTTACGGGTCGATGGACATCATTGTCCCGATCCATGATGACTCTTCAGGTTTGGATGACCTTCCCTGGAAATTCTAGATACTCGTTCCCGGATATGATGAGTTGGTTAGGGGCTACTTCTTTAGGAAGAAGTCACCCCGAAGGACTGAACTTACAGTCCATCAAAGACGTTTCCGAGGCTCTGATTAAAGAATCAGAACCAGCTGGCTCTACGAGCGAGCTGGTGCCTCGGGACATCTTTGGACCAACCAACATCATACCTATGGATGACTGGCGGGCGGAATACCTTGCTGATGCGGTCCAGAGCTTGCTCTGGCCAATCCAATTGAAGTACATGGAAGCTCATAGAGCCCATGATCAGCTCCGAAAGGAGATGATAACTTCACTGGATTTCAGTAGTATTCAGTCGGTGAATGCCTCTTTGGAGTCATTCTTCCGATGGGAGGGTGAAAACTCTCTTACGCCTCAGCATGTGTCTTTAACCGCCTTTAAGGTGGAAAGACCTAAGATGCTTGCAGGGAAATGGCTTCGATTATGGAGCCGTTTCCAGCCAGTCCGGGTAACCGGTGGATCTAGGGCGAGTTAGTGCCTATCGGAGGCTCGATCGTGCATTAATTGTATGACGCGAGCTAACCGATGGTCAGATGGACCGATCGATTATGAACTTGGGGTTTTGCACCCCCAGGCTAGGCTTTCTCCTGAAATGGATGAAAGACGAAACGATAGCGTAGCGAAGCCGTACAGTGCCGGGATCGGAATCCCGAGGCTAGACAGCACCTGGTAATGCCCAGGGTACTGAATAACGAATAAAGTACTTTATGCTGTCTCCTGGTCCTCGACAGGGAACCAGAAGGCTTTTGGCTGTACGCTACTGTGATCCGCAGGTCACCACAGTGCCAAAGCATGCAAGGCCCCCCCACCGGAGGGGATATGCAGAACTTGTATGCATCTGGGTGATAGCGAAGCTATCGGAACATGCGTAGTGACAATCACTAGGCTCAGCGGAAGGACCCTTTGGGGACCGCCGCACGCTAGTCCGGTTAAAACCGGAATGGCGATAAACTAGTCGGCACACGGAAACTTGAAAAAGCCCGTGTTCTAAGGTCTTAGTGACCTGTCGACGAGAGTGAGCCGAGGGGGTACCCTCAAGCGGATGGGGAAAG